AAAAAACAGTGGTGCGCGTCTTAACGCGTCCACCAAAAATACCCGATACGTCCAGCCCGTATGGGCTAGAGTCCGGTTTATACGGTTAAAATGAGGGTAAAATTAAATACAAAGAATCTATAATAAACTCTGTTTACAGTCATAAGCCCACGGTATACGGTGCGTTTAGCCCATTGTCGCGGTGACTGTCTGTTAAATGTCTGTTTATCTACTCAATCGGGCACAATTCCGGCCCTTTCGTTTTCGCTCAGATCTGAACTAAATTTGCTGTCGGCTCTCAGCGTTTGCCGGGGGTGGCGGGGGGTCGCTGCGTCTCGCGCGGGGGGATATATGCCTATATGAATCTTCCCGTATTTTTGAAAGCACCTTACCTCCCCACGCCTCGCTGACGCCTCGTTTCCCCTACCCTATGTCACGCGTTGGGTAACTTCTGAACGAGTCCCATCGGCTCTCCTGCGGCCTCTGATGGACACTACATTGCCACCTAGTTCCCTGCCCTTAAAGCCGCCTTGTGCCATACCCATAAAGTCCTCTATCTCCTGCTCCCACCGATCATCCAACACGCCCTGCCTAGCTTCATCGACAGACTGACCCATCGTCTTCTGCCAGTAGGCTACGGCTCCTGCTAAAGCGTCTACCCTATCGTCATGCTTTAAGCATCCACGGTCACGGGTGATGTGGGTTAGCTGGTACATAAGGGAGTACACATGGTCATGGTTCTTAACGTCAGACCTGATTAACGACTCATCCATAACTAGACGATGTTGCGTCATGACAGGCTCAAGGGTATCGATGATACGACCTTCCTTGTGACCTTTAGCCCACTCAGATTCCTGTACTGTACAACCACCGGGCCATACCTTTTGAAGGATAGGGCCGAATGATGTAACCCACAGTCCCTGTCCGTAGTTAGGTTCTACCTCTACCACGTTAACCGAGAAGCGTTTAGCATCTATAGCTATCTGCTGCATGGCCTCTGCGGGGTCACCTTTGAATCCACCTACATGGAGGACATACATGATGCCGTTAAGAGTCGCTACGATAGCCCATGCTGTTTCATCCTTACCACGACCAGCGGGGTCAACGAACAGCACCGTACCGTCATAAGGTTCCCACTCAGTGTCGGTGAATAGTGGACGAAGGAAGTGGTCACCAGAGAACCCTAGGTTGCTAATGTCACGGATCTGGTTCTTCTTGTCACTGTCTCTTCCCCACTGCACCTGTAACGGGGCCTTAACGGGGTTGGTAGAGAACACAACTAAGTCGAACTGTCTCAGTGGGTAACGCTCAGCATCTGACAGACTAGTATCCAGCATGTACTGGAGGGCATAGGTAGCCCTGCCTTTAGATTCAATGGACACCATCTCGTCATGACCAAACCGTGTGTCTGTCACACCGCCATACTCTAGTAGACCTTGGTCATGCTTACGCCTTAGATACGGAGCCAGTATGTTTACATCTTCCCCGGTCTCTTCATCTCGCAGGATGTAGTTCTTCAGCTTGTCCTGTACGGGATAACGTACAGGTATAGTGAATGTCCTAAACTGCATGGACTTAACGAGTACGTTGTAGATAGATTCTTCCGTCTGCGGTGTACCGAGTAAGATGATGTCACCCTTACCATGCTCTGTCTTAGTGATAGGCACGAAGTCAGACTGTACGACCCTGACGATTCTCTGTCGGGCTTCCTCTGTGAGGGAGTTCTTCTCTACTTCTATGTCGTCTGCGATCAATAAAGTCGCACGACTTCCCGTGATCTGTGAGGTTATACCCCTAGCAGCTACAGAATAGCTTTGTGACAGCGAACTACTGGAGACATCAAACTGGTCAGCCTGATCTCTTCTCGCTGCTCCTTTCTCACGAGGCCCGTCTATAAGCCATTGGAGGATGGGCATCGATGCAATAATGCCTTTAGTCTGCGATACGAATTCCTTTGCCTTTGAACCAGCGGCTGATACTACCAGGATTTTTTCATCCCTAGGGTTACGCTTCAATCGCCATATAGCGAAGGCTGATGTGATGTACGACTTACCAGCACCACGGAAACATCGGACGATATCCTCACGGGGGTTATCAAATAGGGAGACAAGCTTATGTTTATCTAACTCTTCTGCCTCTGCCGTGTCATAACCATACTGTAGTCGGTGGGCTATCTCATACTGTGCCTCTGTAGGGGCAGGTAGTCCTAGGTGATGCCAAGCAATGGCAAGGAAGTTACGGAATTCCTCAAACGAGGGCCACAGTTCTTCGGGGAAGCTGGCCTCCCAGTGGGGCCTTCCATCAATCATAAGGGGTTGGAGCATATGCTTACCTTAATGACGGGGCGCAAGGCCCCATCTTTTAGTTTGACGCCTTGATAGGCATTACGTTGGTGTACTTCTTCAAGGTATCGGACAGGTTGTTGTCTGTCTTCGTTACCATTTCCTCTGGTGGGAACTGCTTGAGAAAGTTAACGGCTGCATTCAGTGTGCTGGCAGGGGCATCGACACGTTCACCAGACCTAGGGTCTACCTCACCGTTAGCCACCCGGTCACACAGGGATATAATTAGCAGACCTTTAAGATCTGCACTGGTCTTCTTCTTCATTTGGTAAGTCCTTTAGATTTCTCGAATGACCGTAGGCCACCAAGGCCCAATAAACTCATTACGAGTGTTGTTAGTTCAGCGGATGCGATAGCAGGAAGTTCTGCTGGTAAATCGATGTATGCGTTGATGAGTCCAGCAAATGGCAGGATTAGGAACTGGTAACCAAGACCAATTGCACATACCCAGCCTATTGCAGGTCGCCAACCAGCCACGAACACAGACGAATGTTTAGCACTTTCGATGTTAGCCATTGCCTGTAGAACGTGGGGTTTCTGTAATGCTTCTGTCATCTTGAGTCGAGCATTAGCCCTCTCTTCGTCTGACGTAAACAAATCATCAAGGCCATCCATCACACTTCCAGCAATCCCCGCAAGAGGATTGATAGACATAATGTTTCCTTGTTAAGAGCCTAACCATTTGGATAGGACTGATGAACCGACACCACCTAGACCGATAGATAGCAACATAGCACCAGCAAGGAATCCCTTGCCTTTGACTAGCTGTTTTTCTAGGTCATTTACCCGTTTGGATAGGATGACGGTTGTATTATTTAGCGACTCGACCTGTGCGCCTAAGTTCTCTACTAGAGTAACGAAGCGTCCCGCGTCATAGTCCGACATGTTAGACATGATGTTACCCTTTAATGTATACAGCGATTCCAAATAGAAGACCCATAGCTATAATCATGAAGATGCCTACGTTGATTCCTAGCTCTATGTCTTTCTGTAACTTTGCGTTTCTTCTGATACGCTCATTGACTTTTTCTTGCGCTTCTTCTCTGCGTTGCCTGTGCCACTCAGCCTCAAATTTTACGAAGTCACTCCACCCATTGAGTCTGGATTTTTTTAGGTGATGCTCTAGCTGTTCACGCTGAATTCGTTGCTGCTCGGCATATTGGAAGCATTCTAATGCTGTGCCACGGCTGCTGGCATCTCCAGCTTTCTCTTTTACTTTCTGTGTAGCTGATAGGTAGTCATTCAGTTGAGTACCTAATTGGTATAGCTGCTGTCCATTCTTCAAAGCAGTCGATAGCGTCTTCCAGATAGCATTTGCCGCTGCAATTTCTATTAGCATCGCCAATACCTCCTGCTATATTCTAGGGTTTCGTAAGGTTTGGTTGAGGGTTGTACTACTAGATATTCGATGGGCTTCTCTGCCACCACAGGTTCGACAATTAAAGCCTTCCCTTCTGGCAGCAAGGAAGTGCTTTGGTGAACTAGGGGCAGTCCAACAGGACTAGACCACACTATCTAAGGTCATAAGGAATAATATCCTCACGCTCTGGTCGCCATCTTGTTTGCCACATAGGGCCACCAGTAGGGCTAGTTCCTACACGCTTTGCTCCCCATTTAATAACGAAAGCATTTAACGAAGATTCTTCGCTAGACGTGGTCATGTTCATTCCATATAGTCCAGTATGCTGTGTGACCTCTTTGTGACGAGCATAGCTTACAAGAGCAATCTCCGTGTATATCCAAGCCATTGATGTAGACCCTTCTTTTGGGCCAGCCATAAAGTAAATAGAATGCCAGATGTCATCTATTTTCTCACCTGAGAAGGCAACGTAAGCCACAGCATTTGCATGTTCTCTAAACACCATACAAGGATTCATCTGCATAGATTCTTTTATAAACTCTTTAAAAGGAACTTGACCATCTGCCCAATAATTACCATCTTCGTCTTGGGTTATTACATGTGGAGAAAAGGTACTGCTAGTCATGTGTTTTATACTTTGAACCCACATGCTTTCAAAGTCAGCGTCCGTGACATATTCAATATTCATATACATAGGATTAGCCTAATTGAAGTGTTGATGGGTTAGGGGAAAGGAGTGAGTTTAATCCACTAAAGTTGTACCACCTATACCAAGTAAAGCTGCCACTGGGCCTTATTGTGTGCCCTGTCAAGCCTGAATAATTCTCGTGGGTAGCGCTATTGGGGCCTCCCATTGCTCGACCATTAATCCTGACATTACCCAAGAAACTACTACTATGATGTCCTGCCATTTTTATCCAAACTTCAGTACCAGACGATTGCCCGGAAGACCAGTAGTGAGAAAGAACTTCATCGATTCTATAGCCTTTATAATTAGCGGGTCTGCTACCTATAGGAGCTAAAGATCCAGCTAATGATCCTGTATTTAATACACTAAATCCTTTCTCTTGGTTGGCTCCGAACTTATCACTACCGGGAAAGTTTCGGCTCCCAGAAGCAAATGATGAAGAGTATCCTCCTAGCCATATCTGGGAGCCATTAAGATTAACCTTTGCCACAGTCGAGCCGTTAAAGGTTACCGCGCTAACATTTCCGAAGTTAATTGATTGACTCATATATAACCCCCTTATGTAGTGATGTTCAGCGTAGTTCCCGACATTGAGAACGTAGCACCAACTGGGCCTTGAGAGCCTGTGCTTCCTGTAGAACCAGTAGAACCAGTAGCACCTTGTGGGCCTGTAGCTCCTGTACCACCCGCAGCACCTGTAGGGCCAGCGGGGCCAGTAGCACCAGTATTACCTACATCACCTTGAGGCCCTGTTCCACCTTGGGGGCCAGTAGGGCCAGCGGGGCCTGTATCACCTTGAGGGCCAGTAGGGCCTTGTGATCCTTGTACGCCTTGTGATCCAGTAGTACCAGTATCGCCTTGAGGGCCAGTAGGGCCTGTGGCTCCTTGGACTCCATCATCTCCATCTCCACCAGCCGTACCTTGAGGGCCTTGTGCGCCTGTATCACCCTGTATTCCTTGTGATCCAGTTGATCCAGTTCCTCCAGTGGGGCCTGTGTTACCGATAGGGCCTTGAGCGCCCGTGTCGCCTTGAGGGCCTTGAGGGCCAACCGCACCTGTAGCACCAGTTGTACCTTGGGGGCCTGTATTACCTATTGGGCCTGTTACACCATCAGTACCCTTATCAGCCATAAGCTGCCACACAGCGGCTTGAGCAGATGGAACTGTACCAGCGGCTGAATCTTGAAGGGCTGCATATGTAGCACCTTGGTATTCAACCGCATCTAAGGTTTCGTATGCAGTTGAAGAAGACCACTGGCCTTTAAACGCAATGCGTACCTTACCTATATTTAAAGTTGGCATTAGATTGTTACCTCTAGTTCACCATTAGAATTAATTGAGAAGTCTTGGTCTGCCGCATCACCGTAGTATTCGATGGATAGCATTCCTGTTGTGGGACTCATTGAGAAAGTACCGAAGGCTAGACCTAATGCAGTCGGCCCCATAGAACCTGTTGGGCCTGTAGAACCTGTTGGGCCTATAGTACCTTGGTTACCGTCAGGGCCTTGGTTACCTAAGTCACCTTGAATACCTTGTGGGCCTAACGGGCCAGTAGGGCCTGTTGAACCTATTGGGCCTTGAGAACCTGTTGGGCCTAATGGGCCATCGTCACCAGTAGCACCTTGCGCTCCTGTCTGTCCTGTAGCACCCACTGCTCCTGTATTACCAGTTACTCCTTGGATACCTTGCAGTCCTATTGGGCCTATTGGGCCTGTCGTACCTTGTATTCCAGTGACACCTTGATCACCTACAGGGCCTGTATTGCCTATGACACCTTGAGGGCCTATTGGGCCTTCGGGGCCTATGACACCTTGAACACCTACAGGGCCTTGAGATCCAGCAGGGCCTGATGGGCCAGTTGCTCCAATAGGGCCTTGAGGGCCTTCAGATAAAGAGAAAGTAAGTAGACCTGTACTAGCGTTGTACGATACAGAACCCTCTGCACCATATGGAAGAGAAGTCATGCTGGTTGTAAGGGAATAAAGATCGTCACGAATGTTAACAACGTCTGTGTGTTTAATAACAACGTCTGTATGTTTAGATGTTATGTCTGCGGTAACGGCAGCTTGGTTAGGAAATAATGAATCAGCATATGATTTAGTTACGACATCCCCATCTGATATAGGATAAGCCACATCCGATATTAGCTTATTGTTAGCTGAGAATTTACCTGTCGCTACATCTTCAAAGATTCCCAATTTAGATTGGTCAATAGCTTCTTGCGCTAAGTTGTGTACTTGATCAAAGGCTGTATCTAAATCTTCCTCGGTAAGCTGACCGGGAATAACAAAGTCTACCAACCGAATATCGGGAGAAGACTCTCTGAATATATACACCAAGTCTAAGTTTGATGTAGTTAATAATTGAATCTGAGTGTCGGAATACCAACTAAATGTTGTATCAAATACTCCGTTAACCTTAACCTTAACGTGAGCCTTGTCCAGATAAGAAAAGGGTATTGTGAATTGTGTCTGACCTGTATTGGCTATATATGACACATAAGAGTAAGCCATAGGGACTCCTATTAAGTTATAAAAGAAACCCCTCTATTGAGGGGCTTAAAGGTTTTAATCGTCTGAGGTTAGATCAGCTATTTTGAACAGAGCCTGATATGGAGCAAGCCTACGAAGTTTGGCTGCACCATCCGTTCTCGCTGGGTCTAGCATAGCGTTGATGCCAGTACCTAAGTCGGTTGCTAATCCAAATGATGGGCCAGCAATTTGTCCGATTGTGTTGTTAGCCTGATACCGCGAACCTCCTGCACCAAGACCAGTAGTCTTTTCTATAGCAGCGGCATACGGAGACAGCCAAGCTAATGCACCTGACCGATCAAGAACATCACGAACCCATTGACCATTGGAACGCTCTTGTATCTCACCATTACGGATCATATCCTTAGTGATTACTACAAGACCGCCTAAAGCCAAGGCCATTGCCATAGAAGCCACAGCATCTGCATCCTTATAGTGGTGCATCCTCTGAGCCGCAGGGGCAATCATCTTGTTCATGATAACGAATCCATAGGTTTGGAACTGCATCATCATCTTAGCGATAGCACCATCCATTAGCAGAGGTGTGTCACCAATACCGGGTGTCATAATTCCCCGGTCAGCAGCTTGTCGCATAGACCCTACAAACGATGTGTAAGCCTCACGGCCTTCCGCATACAGCTTATATTCAGACTCCATAGCATCACGCAGGAAGTCTAGGTCTTTGTCTTCGATCTTACCCTCGCTAAGTAGCCTCTTGCCTTGATCGTATTCCTTACGGGCGGCAACATACTCTACTTCGTTACGGGTCTGCCATTTCTGTGCGTCAAAGCTTTTAACACCACGATCATTAGATATGCCAAACTCTTTTCCTAGCTTCTTGAACTGGGCTAACTGATCAGGGCCAATACCTATAGTAGCCAGCTTTGCTCTAGTGAGGTCATCTAGCAGACTAGGGTTATTAACCAGATCAATTAACTTGTCCTGCTGGAAGATCATGGTCATAGCTTTTTGCTTCATGTTCCAAGCAGCTAGTCCAGACATGACGTTAACCTTCTCGTTAAGACCAGCGGTCAAACGATCTATGTTAGCTGTAACAACTTGCTTGGTGGAACCTGTCGCTCCAATACCAATCCCTTGATTAAAGTTATCAGCACCAGCCAGCTTTAAGTGACGCGCTTGGTGAAGCAATCTTTCAGAAGCAACAGCTATCTTATGGATCACATCATCAGGAGAGTTCTTTAAGATGTCAGATGAAGCCCTAAAGTACTTACCAGCGTACACACCGAAACCATTAGTCAACACCATGTTAGCGGCATCAGTAAAGGAAGTGATAATGAACTCAGGGCCAAAGCGTGTGAAGTTATATTCACGGGCCTTACCCGCAGCCCAGAACAATGCACTGTCAGGATCATCAGGCATTCCTGCACGACCATAAAGTCGATCAAGTAAACCATCAATGTCTGATAATACAGCTACCTTTTCGGAAGCTAGGTGTGAGGACTTTTTGTTCTTACCCCTAAGTTCAGCTATCTTTGAGTCATAGCTATCGCTTATCTTAGCCTTCTGGTCACTCATATCTAAAGCCGCGTCCTTACCGAACACTTTCTTAATAGCTAGTCGGGCAGATACTTCTTCCCACTGTTTATCAAGAACCACATGTAGGTCACCCTTTAGGATTCCTAACTCATGAGCCTCTCTAGTTTGTTCGGGAGTCATCCGAATACTTCGGCTTTTACTACGACCACCTTGAAACATTGATTCAGTGAGAACACCCTGTGGAGACTTCTGGTTTTGCTGTAGGTTATTAACTAGATCTTCCACCGTGTCATTCATACTTTTAAGAGAACCAGACCTACGCTGCATACGGGCAGTCTTCTTCTTTGACTTAGCCGTTTGTCGCCAGTAACTCTTCATCTCTTTATAAGCTGCACGGGATTCCTTGTTAAGATCTCTTGTGCCTTTGATAGCCGCTTGGGTTTTGGATACAGCAACTTCCAAATCCGTAACCTTAGTTTGCTTCTTAGCTATCTTAGATTCAGCATCCCGTATTTTCTTTCTGGCTTCTAAAGCAATCTGTTTGTACTTTGCCATTGCTGGCGTATTGACCTTTATGCTTCTCCACATATCATCAATAGCTACAACATGGTTTATCTCAGCTTGCGTAATAGCATCTTCTGCTTCTCTCCAAACTTTGGGATCAGGCTCTAATGCACCACTTCTTTTAGATTCCTTTTGTAACTTACGGTATGCGCTGTTAGCAGCATTGATTGCTTTTTGAGTTGGGCCACGTTCCACAACAGCTAACTGTTGGGCGTATTCTTTCTCAAGCTTAACTCTGAGTTCAGCCTGTGCCTCAACCATTTCATTCTTTACACGAACTCTAGTGGCTCTGGTTAGGTCTAGATTCTCATAGGTTTTACGGACGATATCTTTAGCAACTTTAATACTTAGGTTTTTAATCTTAGTAGTGTTCATACGAATCATTGCGGCAGCTTCAACCATACCCTTACGAGCATCTATTTCTTCCATGTGGGCAACCTTCGCTGCTTCATCTATCTCTGCTAGTTTCATCTCGTAGTTATTGCCAGCCCACTCTTCTAGGATCTCTCCCTTAAATCGTTGACCTTCTTCTTTTGTGATTACCCGGTCTACGCTGTCGTTAAAGATATCTTTTATCTTAACGTCCTCAAGACCAAACTTAGCGAAGTCATCTAGGCTTAAACCATACTCTTCGATAAACTCTTCTGTAGGCGATTCTTGCAAGATCTTAATAAAGAAGTCTTTAGCTTTAAAAGAGTCTTCTCTTATGTTCCTACTGTCCCACAACTGAGCCATTTTATAGTCATCACCCATACGCATCTTGTCGGTAATCAGGCCGTTCTCAACCATCATGTCTTCTAAGTGACGGTTACTGGCATGAATAGATTGGGTATATTCATCAGCAGCACTCTTGATTAGCTTTGCGTTCTCTGGCCCCCACTTGGTTTCAAGCTTGGCTAGATCATCAGCATCCATATAACCATGAAGAGATTTAACAACTACTTCGTTAAACTCACTAGGCTTCAGTAATCCCATCTCAAAGGTTTCGGCTTGACCCGTAGCACTCTGTGACCAGTTAACTAACCGGGTCGCATCAGCTTTTAGTTGTTGGGCTATACGGCCCTTCCCTGTCATCGCCATGTTTAGGTTAGTAACAATGTTCTCGGACTGTAGAAGAAGAGTATCGTACTCAGTCTTTAAAGCATTCTTAACCGACTCAGCACTGATCTCAGCTTTACCTTCAGCCGCGCCCTTGCTTACTCGACCACCTGTGTCCATAAGCTTTTGAGTGATACTACGAGCCTCTTGAACTGACCAGTTAAATGAACGACCAATAGGAGTAGTCTGATCAATCCAGCCAACAGCCTTGTTTAGGACATTAGCTACGACACCTCTATTACCGTCCATGACTGACTGAGTGCCATCGGAAACCCTAGCAGCACCAGCAGAGTCGTTCATTGGGCCAGCAAATTCATCAGCACCAGAGAACTCTGGATCGTTAGCCTTTAAGGGTAGTGGCCCCATGAAGTTTGGATCAGCCGCTTGGAATCCTGGAGCAGATTCTGGGGCAGTAACTTCTGGTTGATTCCTGACCGCAGGGGTCATTGGCTTCATGCCTTTAAAACCACCAACAGCACTCATAAGAGCGGCACTGGCTAAGACGTTTATCAAGGATTCATCCATTGTTCTGTAGTCTTGCATCTGGTGCAAAGCGACTTCTTGACCCGCAACTATTGCGCCCGACTTGGCTGCATAATCAGCAGCACTAGCTAACATTTTACCCTTCTTAGCTGTACCCAAAATAGGAACAAGGGTCATAACATCTAACAGGGAGAATCCCATGCCAAGCATTATTCCGTAACCATTGCCGTTAGCCATGTTGTCACGGTTCTTTCTCTCAGAACGGAGTCTTTCAAGACGCTGGTCAAAGTGAAGTTCGTTGTCTACGTTATCAAACATACCTTGTTTAATTGATGACTCCATATCTACGAGGTCATCTTTGTTTTCGATGTAATGACGGAACACATTAAAGTTAGGATCTTGAGGGCCATGAATAGTCTCACCAGATGCCATATAAGCAGAACCAATTAAGGTTTCTTGCTTATAGAATGACAGTGCTGTTTCGAGAATACCCGGTGCTTCCTCTTCATCTATAGACCGTACATTTCCTTGTGGCTTAAACGAAGCCACTTCCCTATCGACAGCTTGGATACGAGTAAACGTATCTTCCGCTGCCGTTGTTCTTGAACGAATTAAGTCCATAAATATTACCTATATTAAACTTTAGCTTTGTCCTTACCTTGTGCTTCCTGAGAGGCTGCATACTTAGCCGCATACTTCTCTGGTAACACCGTAGCCATATAGGCTAGATAAGAAGGCATACCATGCTCTCGGTTAGCACCAACAAATGTTAGGGCTTCTTCGTAGCGTCTGTTGTAAAGGCCAAGCATCCGTGATCCGTTAGACTTGTAGAGTATTTCCTCCACAGCCTTATTTATACGACCACCCTTTAAATGACCTACTAAGTTTTCACCGATTAGCTTTGGCGAGTTGTAAGCCATAGATACCAGTGCTAGTCGTTGTTGATGGTTAAGATCCACACCATTAAGGCGGTTATCGATAACAGATTCAGCTTCACCTACAGCAGCATCAAACAACTTACGGCCTTGGGCCTCAGTAATTTCAGCCGTGCCTTTGTGAACAGCATCAAAGTATTTCTCACCGACTTGTAGTGTCTTCATGAATAAGTCTTTATGACCTACAGAATCCATGTTGTAACCATACCCAACAGTTCGGTAACCCTTACCATTCGGTGCGCTCTTGACACCATCCCAGTATGCTCCTGACCTCCAAGCTTCTGCCTCGGCAATCATTTCAAACCTTTGATCGGTGTATTGGGGACTTTCTTCTGGACTCATGTGTTCTTTTACCTTTGTATATGTGTCTTGAATAAACCAAGATACGTCTTCAGCAGCATCGGTTATTGCATCACCAGATATATCTAAATCAAAGCCAGCTTTTAATGGTTTATTAATGCTAGTTAATCCTACTGTTGGACTAACTTTGTCATTAGCAGCTAGTTGATTCATTACACCTTCTTGCAACATAGCGTTTTGATCTGCATCACTCTGTGACGTAGATGTCATAAACGGAAGCCTATCCTTTGTAATAGCCTGATCTATTTTTAAGTTATGATCTTTGTTACCTTTCTTCTCAAATGCCGGGTAGTCGTAACTACGCATAGCCCTTGGCTTAACGTGACCACCTAATGACATTTCCTGTATTTCTTCAGCGGTATAAAGATTATCCAAGTCAATATCATTTTTACTCATGTGAGCATACGCTCTGATTTTGTAGCCAGTAGCTTGCGCCCCTTCGGCTATATCAGCAGCAGTAGTGCCAGCATCGTAGATAGGAACTAGATGAACAGACTCAGGGAGTTTATCTTCAATAGCCTTTAGCGTTGCTTCGTCAACTACGGGATCACCTGTTATTTCAACAGGAATACTAGAACTTCCACGATCCTCAAGTGCAGCAGCGATGTTAGTAAGATAGTCATATACTCCCGGCTGCTCCCCTGCTTGACCGAAGTCATAAGTCATACCAGATTCTAATATTACATCCTGTTGCTGACCTGTTACTTCGTGAGAAGAGGTCAAGGTTACTGTTCCTGTACCATCATCATTCTGACGAAAACCAACACCAGCACCACCAAACATATCCATCTTAGATACAGCATCAATGGAGTTATCAAGATTCCCGCTAGGGCTAAAGCTTCTAGAAGTATCATAAGGGTTAGGCATACTTGCAACATCATGAACCTGAGTATTAACATTCCCATTTTCATCCACAGTACCAACCTCTGGCAAAGGAACCTGATCTGCCTTTAGTACTACCCCTACACGGTCATTAGATTTCCTAACGCGACCTAGGGTTGGAAGCATGTGATTCCACACATCTGTAATGATCTGATCTGGGTCACCCGCACCTCCACTACTTTGAGCAGCAATGGTAAACGCAGTATGAAGATCCATAAACTTCTTCGCTACAGCACCATTAGGATCGACAAATAGATCATCAGTATCCACCTCCAAAGCCTCACCCAATTTACGAATACTTGGACTGTGTAGTAGTGTTCCACCAAACGCAGTATAGGATGGGTTCATTATCTTAGTGAATGTAGCTACGGGGCTTGTAGTCTCATATAACGCCTGAGTTGCTGCTTGAGTATCCTTCATTACTTGTGGATCTTTCAGCAGAGCTTGTAATTCTAGGTCTTGGGTAACATAGCCTAGCGTTACACCATTCTTAGCAGCATAGGAATATAGCGCAGATGCGTCTGAGTTAGCGCCTAGGATTTTACTAGACATTGAGCTATCTGTTTGATCCAACTTCTGTAGTAAAGCATAGCCTCGTTGATTCATTAAAGGATCAAGTGAAGTTAGCATACTGCTTATTGCTGACTTAACTCTTGGAGATATATCACCCATCTGAGATTCATTGTTAAATAGCAATGCAGTTACATTAGTAGATACCTGTGCAAACTCTTCGTCCGTCAGATCAGCGTTAGTAAAGTCAGTCGCTGGGTTTGCGAGTAACCTTGTTAGCTGTTCAGCGTTGTAAGTCTCAGGTTTCAGTGTCGTAGGTTGACCTGAGTTCACAGCGTCCCAACGGTTTTTAGAAGCTTTTAGGTCACCCAACTTCTTAGTCATAGCATCTATTGCTTTAACTTGAAGTTTGTAATTAACTTCATCACCGTGCAAATTATTAAAATCAACAGCTTGCATCATAGCGGCCGCGAGTTCTTCTTCATTGTTGGGGCCAAATTCTATCGCATTAGTTTGAGCGATATTACTTGCAGACAATGCTGAAGATTCTTGGGTTTGTTTAGACTGATGTTCAGCCCAACCTTTAGATAGAATCTCCGAAGCCGCATCAGGGAATTGATCCGCAAACGTCTTAAAGACATCGCCCACCTTAATGACAGCAGAACCATTAATAAAACGACTGAACTCTTTTATGTTGCCAGTATTATTAGCAGCATTTTTATACATGTTGATTATGTTTGCAGATACTTTGTTGTCACCCATATTTGGATGGATAGCTTTGTATCGACTAAAGTCTTCGGCAAAGTTCTTACCAAAGTGCATATCATCACGACTGTTGATCTCACCCGATAGTTGATTAGATGCATATTCTCTTACGGCAACCTCACGCTTTTCGGCAAACTTAGATATGTATGGGAATACTTTGGCCTCATATGAGTTTCTAATTTCTGCATCAAGAACCGGGTCACCTGTTTCAGTAAAGTTTGCTGTGAAGTAATCTTCTGCTTTTGTAGCAAAGCTAACATTACCCATTACATCGTGGGCATCTATGACGGTCTTCTCAAGTCCCACTGTTAACTCAGAAACGGTGCTGTTTCTAGTGCCTATGTACACAGCAGCGGCTAGACTATCTTTCTGCTGCTGGACTTTGGCTTCTCGCTCTTTTAGACCCGCTGTATTGTTGGCTTCACGTTCTTTACGAAGTGCATCAAGTCTATCTTGTGATTTCTTTTCCCAACCAGCTATCTTGGCTTTCTCTTCAGCATCTTGTACACGCTTTTGATATGCAAGTTCAGCATCTTGTTCACGCCTAATTTGCTTACGCTCAACTTGTGCTTCGTTAGCAACACGAAGTTCTTCTGCACGTTCAACTTGCGTTAGGTTTGAATCGACCTCGGCTATCGTACCGAAGAAACCACTCATTGCCTTACCCATGTTTCCAATTGCATTAGCTTCGGCTAAACCGCCACTCATAATCGATTGGCTATTTTGGGTTGCTAGTTTCTGGTTTTGGATTTGTACTTTAGCGGTTGGCCCCGCACTAGTCTGGATCTTTGAGTTACTACGCCCAGACCTGCTAGTGCGTGAGCCAGAACCGCCATTAGATAATTCTGGCATTAGTTAGCCCCTTAATATTTTGTATAGTCTGATTGTTTGCCACGGTTAAAACCCCGTAGTTTGTTATTGAAATCTCTGGTTAAAGACTCAGAGCCTCCAATGGTAGACATACCACCTGTTATAGAACCAATCGCACTTGCGTTGGCGTTAGCCACTGCGGCAGCACCTTGGCTATAAGCTAGTGTTGTTTGATTTAGATAACCCATCTGTCCTGCCCGTTTATTGGCCTGTAAAGATGCGGTTTGATTATCCCGGCTTGTGTTTAATCTGCTGATATCCATACCTGTCGTATAGGCTGAGTCTAAAGTCAAAGACGTAGCGGAGGATGCCGAAGCACCCTGCTCACCTAGTAGGACAGCTAGTGACCCCAGTTCACGGTTCGATGCCCGAATACGGTCTGAAACCTCTGAGTCATATAGCTCATGGGATTCCTTTTGTAGTCGGTCATTCTCTTTATAAACTAGTGCCAGGTTTTTTTCTTCAGCAGCATAAGCGCGTTCAGTAGACGATTTAGCCACTGATGCTTGTTGGGATGCCGCTGCAAGCCCTGCTACCGCAGATGCGACAATTGCTGTGACGCACATAATTACTCCTGCCTTGTCATTTCGTTGAAGAACCCGACCCACCGTGCGCTCGTAATAGTACAAGGCATGTATGAAGGATTAGTGATTTTAATAGTTACGGTGCTTCCGTCAGATCTAATAGGTGCATCAAATACGCCACTTAAAAGTTCTGGAGTAGCTTCGATAATAGTGCCTAGGCTTGTACCGTTAAACGTAAAAGTTTTAGCGGGTCTTTTATCGGGGGTCACTACTACTTGAAGAAACGCAGTGTCTTTGTAATCAAAGTACATACGCTTTAGCTGAAGCCTTCCAGTAGTAACTGTTGCTTGATTGTCACCCTCTCGTAGGTATTGTTTAGACAACTCTACGGACATGTTGTAATTAAACCCTAGGTATATAGGCGTTCCACTTTTATCACCACCTACAACAAAAGAATTACCACTAGATGATATGGGAGTTATAACAGCACCTTGACTTCCTATTGGTGCTACAACGCTATCGGCAACCGCAGACATTGTTGTCGCGTCAACAGGGAAGGCACTGGTATAAGTAGTTGTGTTAGATACTGAATCATAAGCCCCTACAATATACTGCAAGGCATCAAGCCTAAGTGGGTACTTAAAGTTGGTAGGCTTCTCAGCAGCATTGAGAGACATTTTCTCAATCGATAGGATTCCATTTCGTGATATTAAAATAAACACATCACCATCGGTAATAGTTAAATTGTGAAGTACAGATCCACTACCAAACGTCCACTTACCCCAAGCTGATTGTGCTTTATTTTCACCATCCCAATAAGTTTTATAGACATATATAGTGGAACGATCAGTACCACTTAACGCTAAAACAGTTCCAGTTACAGTGTCTCCAACTAAGCAAGTTATCGGTGCGGGTATGTAGTCAGACGCATGGATTAAAACATCACTAGCAGTGTGACCTACAGATTTGTCGCTATAGAAATATTCAAATAGAACGGCACTGCTTCCACTACGAGAAGCAAAGTAAAGTTCGTCTCTAAATCCAATAGGGCGACACAAAGGTTCCGAAGTGTATTGTGTTGCTACATCAATAGTTGTTGTTGTAGGAGTTACAGCAGGATCTCCAGATAGTTCAAACTGTGATGATTCAGCAGAGCAGAATAAAGCTTTTCTGAAGGCAACCACATGGCGTAATTTATTGACCTGTGAACTAGAGGCTGTTCTACCAAAAGGATCACTATCAATAACCTGACCTTCAGTCTTGGGCCAGAAGTTTACATAGTCACCAGACGCGGAGAAGAAAACTGTTTCATCCGATACAAAACTGAAACGGTTACGGAAGAATGTAATGTCAGATATACCTTTTCCTACAAAATCAGGGGAAGGAATAATAGCTTCTGCTGCTGCTCCTACTGCCCCAGTGTCGGGACGCACACCCCACTCCAAATACATCTGGAATGAGAAAGTACCATCTGCTTCTCTTACTAACTGGTGAGGCATAGTGTCGTGATGAAACGTACCATCCTCATATATCAATACAGTTTTTAGTTTATTAGCAATAAAAGTAACGTCACCCGTTGTTGCAAACGATAAGTCTTGCGAAGGGTTATCTGTAGATAGGTATCCTAAAGCTTCAGTACCCGCAGTTAGGCTATACGCTGTTCCTGATGGGTCAAATATAGCTATGTTGCATCGACCACCGTTGCCAGTATCATTTGTATCCTTGCCTATAACTATTAGATACTTCTCGTTAGTGTCTCGCTCATAGCTGTGGAAAGCATGGTCAGTAGCATCTACTGGGTCAAGTTGTACATCAGCGACAAATTGAGTTCCCGGCCTTTTAGTGAAACCTCCAGACACAACTGAGAATAAAACATTCTCTGCTTCTTCAACCTGACCCGGTAGTCTTACGGTATCAGGCTGGCGGCTTACGCCTTGGTACATGGTTCTAAGGGTTTGCTCGACCAGTTTACCCATGATTATCTCCCGTAAAGTGCGTGGTTACGGCCTACAACATAGCGGCAAAATGCACTATCAGTTAAGGCGTTAGAATCGTCAGCTTCTGCTTCGGCATCCATCAGAGAAGCGTAGGCTTCTTGCTCTGCACGAACAGCAAACTGGTCAGCCGCAACAGAACCCAGTTCGGATTCTTGGAATCGTCTTGAGGCTTTAGCGGTTATGTAGAGTTGTAGTTCTGGAGTTAGATCTGCTATGTCTCGTTCCCATATAATGTCTACGGAAAGTGCAGCAGTAAATACGAATGTGTGCTTAACGATGTTATAAAGATGCGGTTGGTTTAGGTATTTACGGACTGTAACGTGGGTAGATTTGTCTACACCTACTGTATCAATTCGTAAAACATCACCTGATAATGGAATAGTCCCATCGGTGGTGATAGCCATAGTGTAATCACGTTCATGGTTACATAGCCAACCTTTGGCCTGTACCTCGCGGGACACTCGGTCAAGAATTCGTTCGGCTGATTCTGCATCAGGCAGACCAGAGCTTAAAGATGAAACTGGATCTTCGCCAATAGACTCAAGAATCTGATTGACTGCATCAAGTTTAGTTAACATAAGAACCTCATAAATGAAAAAAAGCCCCACCCGTTAAGGTGAGGCTTGTAGGATTATAAAATCCTAGGGGAGAGTTAAGAGGCTGCTGAAGTTAATTCAATAGCACACTCAGGGCGTAAAGTACCTGTGCCTGTTAACATCTTAGCAACTAAGAAGTCTTCCAAACGACGAGTGTCACGCTCTGATTCAAAACCGATATCCATTAACTTAACAGATGCAACGGCATCCGCAGTCCAGATACAACCAGTAGTGGTTGAATAGTTTGCGCGGTACTTTGAGTACACACCAGTAGCAGACGTTTCGTCAGCATTGGGCATGTTCAAAGACTTAACAATCTGAACACCATCAATGGTCATAGAGTCAGCACGGCCTTCAATACCACCAGCGCCTGAGTGACGTAAGTCAGCATCAAGTACTAAGTATTGACCGTTAGCGTCTTTCGCAAACTTGATCTTGTTGAAAGTCTCAGCAGTAACAGACATATAACGGGTCTGTTCTTCTGGTACTGACAAGTTAAAGAACTTTAAGTTAGCTAGACGGATCGCATCGATCCATTCTGCGCCTGTAGAAGAAGCACCAAGACCAAAGATCTTGTCGCCACCGGGGAATGGCCCATCAGCAGCAGTACGAGCAGCTAATACGATCTGACGGAATACGTTCTTATCGAATACACGCGCTAACGCACGACCCATCTGGGCTGAGTACTCAGAGCGTACATCGAAGTGTGACAACATAGTGTCAATGTCCGATACGGCAGTATGAGATACTAAGATGTCATCGATGGTGATAGAAATCTCACCAGTTTCAATGTCAGTTCCCATCAATTCAGTACCGGGAACATGGTACTCGGCAGACGCTTTCCAAGTCTTTGGGAAACGGAATGAACGCTGACCACCGCCAACGGTTTTTACGTTGTGCTTGTCAAGAGTTACGGTTGCAAGATCGAATGCGGTCAAAACTTCACCGCCAAATACGTCTAAGAATAAAGCACGATCATTAGTAGGGGACGATTGTCCCTGACCAAAGCGTGATGGTGCAGAAGTAATGCTAGAAATAGCCATGATAATACCCTGTAAAAAATATATGTATAAAGTGTCAGTCCCTTATGGGACGGTGTAGATTGGTTTTGAGGGTGTTTCCATCACAAAGATTATCTGCCTTGGCAGGTCAATGGTTTGGTTTTCTCAAGAGCGCACAAAATTACCCACACGGCTTAGCCTTGCTGTGTCAGGATGTTGGGAGTGCGACCTTATCGTGAGTAACGCTGGCTTGGCGATACCCTAGAATGAGGGGGTAGCCTCCCGCAGGAGGCTCATAGACCTAGTCTAGGTCATATGTACTGACAGACATCTTTTCGATTACTGTCTGACGGAATGTAGGATTAGTCCGATATTCGGGGTTTGCCATATCCTGTTTCATTTCCGCGCGAGAGCGGTAGCCCGTAGAAGAGTTACCGACTTCATTGCCGATCATTAAGTTCGGCTCGTTGTTGCTGCCCATACGGGACTTAATTGCATCTACTGCCATCTTCCAGTTGTCTCCGTTTAACGTGTCATTATAAGCAGCCTTTTCTTCGCCACTGAGATTGTTCTCAGCCCAAGAATTAACCTTATTCCACTCTTCCTCACCACCGACATAGTCAAGTGCTGATTTAGATTCCGCATCCATTCTAAACTTTAGGTTGTCTACATAGGAATCAATGAGTTCCGCATCAACGCCTTGAGCAATGAGTGCATTTTTAGCATCTTCACTTAGGTTACCGTCTTGCTGGATTTGCTGAACTAACGAATCAACGTCAAGTCCCGCCTTGCTTACGACATCAAGGGCTGCATTGTCGGCATCCGCTTCTGGTGCGGCCTCTGTGCTTTCCTCGTCCTTCGTTTCCGCATCGGGTGAACCCCCTTTCATGCGGTACTCTAACTCGGCAGCGTGTGCTTGCCAGTTATACTCACCTGTCTCTGGGTTATAGAACTTGTCCTGACCGTTCTCTGGTTTAGCAGGGATCGGGGCTGTGTCTATATTCTCGTCAGATGGTGTTCCATGACCCGCTTTGAATTCAGCAGCTTTTTGCTGGTTGTATTCATCGGAGCCTAGTTCTGGTTGTGTAACTTGTTCAGTCATTTAGTATCCTGTTTGAGTAGCGAAGGGGCTACATGCCCCCTTGCTCCACTGCTTGTTGTGCCATAGCTGCACCGCCAGCTTCCGCTGCTGCACCCATGCCTTGTTCAACTTGACGTTGCTGTCGTTTCTGAGCCACTTCATCTTCGGTGTTAACCGCATCCTCAAGGGATAGCCCGTTAAACGCCTTACCTAGTAGCTTCTCCCAACGAACATAGTCGAGTATTTCTGGAGGTAAACCCTGTAGGAATTGAAGTGCTGAACCTACGCGCTGAACGTCCTGTTCACGGCCTAAACTTTCTAGTCCAGTTAGTACGGTTGGTTCGACCACGCCTTCGGGCCACGGTGGTAGCTTGCCTTGCGCTTGCATCTGAATAATCAGACGGTTAAGACGAGCAGACTGCATGTCGCGTGACAGCATTGAGAACGCACCACCTAGGGAGCCTTCTAATTCCTCTGCCATCATCTTTAATTCGTATGCAGTAACACGCTCACCCTGACGCTGAACACTAGAGTTCATCAAGAACGCTGACGCGATCTCTTGTTTCTTCTCAGCCAGTTCAGCTTTTGCTACCTGTAAGCCGGGCGCATTCTGATAAGCTAACATTCCGATATCTTCGGGGTTGCCTACCACATACTCACCGTTGTCAGCAGCAGCTAAACGTCTGCGTAAGTTAAGACCACCAGCCGCATTCGGACGGATCATCATAACGTGGCGTGATGCCAGTGCAGCACCGTCCAACATAGCCTTGGATAGACCGTCTACGGCTTGAAGATCACCGAGGTGTTCCTCACACTTGCCACGACCATAGTCTTCTCCAATTACCGAAGTCCATCGGAGAGCGTTGAAGGGGCATACATCGTAAGTACCTGTGGACTTAGCCACTTTCTTACCAGCAACTTCTTGATGAACCTCGTAGCCTTTCTGTGTCTTCTTACACGATGTATAGATTGGCACTTTCTGGGTAGGAGAATCCTCTGCGGTCAGCATTGAGCGAACAGCATCAGGAAGGTTTGTGGGTGCGAAGTACTCTTCGATAATAACTTCAGTTACCTCGCCCGTCATATCACGCACGACAACGTATTGGTCTAATCGAAAGACTCGTAAACGGTTATCAGGTAGGACTTGTTCTAAAGCATTACCAGTAGTTATAAGATACTGTAGGGTAAGGTGAGTAGGCTGACGCCACTGTTTACGCTCAATCTCGTTACTGATCGCCTTTTCAGACAATGCTAAGCCACGCTCTGTTTCTTGGTCTGTCTCCAACTTACCTTCTTGAATCAGTATCTCTGACGGTATTTGAAGTCGGAACGAGGACATGCCCGGTGGATACATAGCAATCATTAAACGACTAGCTAAGCTAACAACCGCTCTAGCACCAAGCCCTTGATAGGGGGCCGGTAAGACGGTGTGTGAGTTGTGTCCTTGGGGTGGTAATAGTGCGGGTATGGTTATTGCAGAACACTCTCTAGCGCGTGTTAAGAAAGGCTCACGCCTAGACTTGAGAGACTCATATCTGGATTGGGTTGTATCAGACATTCCCTACTCCTAGAGGCTTAGACCGCTTCCACCACCGCCGCCATAATTAGTACCAGACTTCGGACTTAATTGAATGCGGAAGGATGAACGACCTTTTTGTTTAGCTTTCTCTTTTGTTGCTGTAGCTGCCATTTTACGAGAGGCTGTTACTTCTTTTTTCTTTGTCTCTTCGGGTGTAGCAACAACGGCTTTTGGTACTGGTTTAGGTGCTGGTGGTGCAGAAGGAGTGGGGAAACACATTATTTATCCTCTCCCTTTTTAACTTGAACTAATTTTTTAGGAACTTGCTTAACTGGAGCAACTTCTTTTTTAACTGCTGGACGATTGTGTTTGACTAGTCCCATGAGGATTGTTCCTTGTATATAAGATGCCCGATTGTTTGAAGCCAAGTGCTTCGTACAGACCTCCTGTTTCTTTGATTAACATACCCGTGGTTACTCCAAGATGTATGCGAGTAGCTCCTAAAGATTCTGCCCACTTCTGGTAGGCCCGAACTAGTTTTACTGCGGCCCTAGACCCCCGGTATTCTTTCTTAACATAGAGAAATAAATCACATGTTGATACAGATGGGCCAAAGAATTCGGTGGTAGAGATTGCACCTAACATTCCCGTAATTAAACCATCATCATCTGTGGTTATTAGAATAGTCGCTAGGTCTGGAAACGCTATTGCAGTTTCAGCTATTTTTAAAAGTTTTACTGAGTCCAAAGGTAAGACTTTATAGACGGGACTTTCTTGATGCATAGCCCTAGCTAAGTGAAGCATAGAGTCTAAGTCTTCACTAGTGCATACCCGTACTTGGTGTTTCATCCGCTTCCTCCTGCCAAACAACTAATTCATCAATCAATTCACGCATACCCGCATATCTGTGAGCAGAAATTTCTGATTCGTTGTACGCAATACAACGCGCTGGGTAGTGATGATTTAGTAAAACTAAAAGTTCACGGGAGGATTGGGGGAATTCTGGAAGAGTTTGTTCTTCGATTTCGTTACTCATTTTTTAGTACCTCTGGCATGAGACCCGCCTATTGACATAAAAAAGCACTGTCAGAGGGGAAATCTCCGACAGTGCGTAAGTTTTTTAACTAGTTAATGCTCCCCAAGCTACAGGGTATAAGGGTTTCAAAATTTCACCAACTTCTAGTGCCAGGATTTTTATCTCCTGCTGAGCGTGTGGATCAGTACGTTGCTTATAGAACCGAGCATAGGCTGATAATGACCCTGTCCAATACCAGCTAACCTCCATTCCTTGAGGTAGAAGGAACCTAGCTTGTTCGGGACACATACCACCCGCAATCGCCATTTCGTATGAATCTAAGCACATACTATTGTTAGACTGAAAATGTCGCCTCCAATACTTATTGCCTGTTGGGTGCATGTCTTCACCAGAACCCTGTTTGACAGAACCCTCTGGGTGCTTCCGGAATTGCTGCGGTATAAAGAACTTCGGGCTAGAACTAATGTATCTACGCGACTCTTCATTCTCACTGAATCCGACTTTGTGTTTGAAACACTGTGTCCTAATAGGAACAGGAGCAGTCATACGCACGGTAATAGAAGTGTGAGCGAAGGGAGTCCAGTGATTATGTTTAGCGAGGTAGTTGATTAACCCCGAATCCCTTTCACCATCAAACTCAAGTCCATCAGCCGCGAAGGATACTCTTGCTGCTTTGACCACAGAGGCATCGCTGCCCATGTGATCTATGTATTCAGCCTTCATCTACATAATCCTCTACCACGGTACTGGGTGACAGCCCTAGATCGACACGGTCTTTTACTGTCTTCTGACCCGCTGGTAATTGAAAACCAAACAGTCTCTCCCAGTTATCGGTGTACGCTTCGGAGTTAGCCTTGCTAACGATCTTATCTTCTTCACTCATACATTAATCTTCCTTACTGGCTGCTAAGATACGCTCCGAGAAAAACACCATCTTCTCTGCGTCATAAACACTATTGTTGCCTTTCTTCTCCTTACCTTGACGGGCAGCGGCTGAACGCCATATCGCTTTGAATACGTTGCCTTCGGCAAATGTCATTTCTAAAGATTCGATAATGTCGTTACACTCAGCTTTATAACTTGTGGGTATTGTCGTAGGGTTTCTAACCTTCACGCGGTAGTAGCCAGAACTGCCGCCTGTATGTTCCTCAGTTATATTTGGGTCAGGTAGTAACAGTTCTTTAGCGTTATAAATGCAAACGTCACAATGACTAGGGTTAAGACCCATTGGGTGACCACATTTCGTACAATCATAATGTGCCATTAAGTGCCTCCGACCTACCTAGTTTACGTTGAGTCCAAAGCGCAACTTGCATGATTTCTGCTGGCGTACAGTCCGACTTCATTCGGTTTGCTCTCATTGAGATAACCGCTGTGTTGTCAGGTGTGTACCCAATTGCTGGATCAAGTCGATCTAAAGTAGCACTAGTTGATTTGCCACCTTGATTGTTACCAGCACTCAGAGATATACCTAATACGGGACAGCACTCAGGTATATTTAAGTCTTCGACCTCCAAGTTAAATGTAATACCCGCACCTTTCGCCCGGTACTTAGCATTAGCAATCATCGATCTTTTGTGTTCAATAGAACCGAACCTATAAGCAATAGCCATTTATAATCCTTCCTTATCAAATGCTTTTATCCACATCGCACATGCCCCACTTCGGACAATGTCTTCCATACTGAACTCAATGAGAGATACAGGTAATCCTTGGGTTCTAATCAACCTGATCACGGTCTCTAATCCAGACGTAACTTTGATGTCCCGCTGGCGAACATCACCATTGACCACGACAGTACAATCCCTACCCACCCGACTTAGAAACATCTTCATTTCTTCGGGCGTGGTGTTCTGAGCTTCGTCAAGAATGATGAATGCGTTGTCGAATGTACGACCCCGCATGACTTCAAACGGTATGATCTCAATCGCTTTATGCTTCAAAGCAATGTCGTACTGCCCCCCACCCATGCGCTTACGAATGACATCGGTGAACGGCACAACCCAAGGTGCTATCTTTTCTTCCATTGTTCCGGGAAAGAAACCTAATGACTTAGACCCGGTAACATTGGGCCGGGTTAAGACGATCTTATCGATATTACCTAGTCGATAGAGGTCAGCCGCTACAGTAGAAGCGATGAATGTTTTACCCGTACCCGCAGGGCCAAGCACCACGACCTGATCGTTGCACATTAACGCTGCCATGTAGTCAGCCTGTGTGTCCGTTTGTGGACGCAGAGGTGGTACTGCATTGCGCTTGTCGTCTAGGAACTTATCCTGCACATCCCTAACTGGCTTACGTTTGTTCTTCCTTTCCTTTCGCATTACCATCCCCATGTATCACCCGTCATTCCGTCTGCACTATAGTCAGTCACACGACCTTCAAAGAAATTCTTGAAGCTATCGCCACTCAGCACCCAATCA